CACTTATAAAGACATCAAGAACTAATGAAACTAGATATTAGTAAAATAGTACAAGCGAGATTAGACAAAGATCAGTTCTATGCTGAAGAGTCTAAGAAGACACAAATCTATCTGCATCATACAGCAGGTGGAGGCAATGCAGTAGCTGTATCACGGTACTGGAATAGTAATGATACAAGAATAGCAACTGCATTTGTTATTGGGGAGAATGGAGACATTGTACAATGCTTTTCATCTAAACATTGGGCTTGGCATTTAGGTATTGATTCAGAAGACTTTACTAAGAATGGTGCAAAGTATCAGAACTTAAATAAACTTTCTGTAGGTATAGAAGTTTGCAACTGGGGTCCATTAAAACTCCGCAATGGCAAATACTATAACTATGTAAATGGTGTAGTTAAACCAGAGAATATAACAACTCTTGAGACACCATTTAAAGGTACCAAATATTGGTACAAATATTCAGATGCACAGATTGAATCTCTAAGACAACTAGTAGAATACTTATGTGAAACATATGATATTCCTAAGACTTATAGATCAGAAATCTGGGCAATTGATAAAGAAGCATTTAAAGGGGTTCCTGGAATCTATACACACAACTCTGTAAGAAAAGATAAGAGTGACATGTATCCAGATCCTAAAGTAATAGACATGTTAAAAAACCTATAATATGAAATTTAGAAACTCTTGGAAATCATCCACAAAACAATGGGATAAGATAATGATTAGAGTAAGATTGTCTTCATTAGATATTCTTTCATTTGAAATGGATATATCTAGAAACTTTTACTTACTAACTATATTAAATCTTACCATTAAGAATAGATAATATTACTTAAACTTCTCTAAGTAAGGTGATCCAGGTATATACTATGCCTGGATTTTATTTTAAACTTGTTTTATTTAAACTTATTTTATATATATTTGTGTAAACTTTAAATAAAAATATTATGGAAAACCAACAAATGAATGAGCAACTATCTCCAGAACAGTTAGAAGCTAGAAGAGAAGAAATGAAACAATTTTATGAAAGCTCAGTTCCTTATTTAGAAGCACAAGCTAAATATGAGAAACTGCTTACAGAAGTTGAAGAAGCTAGGTACAAAAGAGTTTCAATGCAAATGCAATATGCAACAATGATGGCTGCTGCTCAACCTACACAAGAAGAAGATGATTCTACAATGCCTACAGAACAAGCACCTTCTAATGGTAAAAAACTTAAAAGAGGTTAATGGCACTTGTTAATCAAGTTCAGAAAAAGGTTAAAATGCCTAAATGGGATGTAGTTAAATTCCAGATCCTTACATATTCTTATATTAATAGAGTATCATTAAGTGAATCTGATTTAAATTGCCTTGCTTTACTTAGTTTCAATCAACCAATAGAACTAAGTAATTTTTGTCTTGATGCTTCTTCAGAAGAAGATTGGATTTTTAAATCTCCGCAAACTGTTAGAAATTGTATAAATAAAGCTGAGAAAAATAAACTTGTTATCAAGGATCCTAACAATAAAAAATTTATAATGTTAAATCCTGATTTAAAAGTTCAAACAGAAGGTATTATACTAAATAAATTATACAAAGAACTAACTAAGGAGTTTGAAATACAAGAAGGTTTAGCAGAAGATTTAATTGAATTTTATTATAAAACATTAAGAAAAAAACTAAGCAATCTTACTGATTTAAGAATAAATGTAGATGGTTTAGGTCATTTTGTAATTAAAATTCAAAAGGTAAAAAAAGCAATTCCCCATTATGAAAAGGTTTTAAAGAATCATGATGTCTCTACATTTGGTGCTTATCATAATAAAAAGAATGTAGAAGAGAAATTAGATCTTTTAAATAAAATTCATGATAAGGCAGAAAATGAATTACTAAAAAGAAAAAACTTTAAAGATGAAAAATACACTAAAACTAATTTGGGAAAACCGGAAACAGATAGTGGAGGGGATAACTAATAGTGTTATTAGAGATGAAACAGTAGAAGAAATATCTAGACTTAGATATGATATCTGTGATAGTTGTCCAAGCAAAGGTAGAAAATGTGCAGTAAAAGGAACAGCACCTTGTTGCAATGAATGTGGGTGTTCACTTACATTTAAAACCAGATCATTAGCTTCAGAATGTCCTCTTGGTAAATGGCAAGCTATTAGTACAGAAGAAGAAGAACAACAATTAGAAAAACTATGAGTATAGTATTTAATGCCAAAGATCATAGCTATAAAAGCAATGATGGCTCAGAGATTAATTGGATAAGTGTTACTACACTAGTATCTCATTTTAAAAAACCTTTTGATGCAGAGAAAATTGCAAAGAAGGTATGTAAGAATAAGAGATCTAAATGGTATGGCTTTTCACCAAAAGATATTATATCTATTTGGAATGCAGAATCAGAAAGAGCAGTTACTCTTGGAACATTCTATCATAACCAAAGAGAAGCTGACTTATGTTCTTTAGCTTCAATAGAAAGAGAAGGTGTTACAGTTCCAGTGTTTAAACCTAATGATTTAGCAAATGGAATTAAGACAGCTCCTACACAAAAATTAGAGCCAGGCGTGTATCCAGAGCATATGGTTTATCTTAAATCAGTAGGCATCTGTGGTCAGTCAGATCTCGTAGAAGTAGTTAATGGTAAAATAAACATTATTGATTACAAAACTAATAAAGAGATCAAGACTGAATCATACAAAGATTGGGAGGGAGTTTCTGAAAAGTTACTCTCTCCTGTATCTAATTTAGATGACTGTAATTTTAATCACTACTGTTTACAGCTAAGTATTTATATGTATATGATTCTAAAGCATAATCCCAAATTGCAACCTGGGAAAATATTTATTCATCATATACTATTTGAGACAGAGGGGGAAGATAGATATGGGTATCCATTAACAAGCTATGATGACAATGGTGACCCTATTGTTAAAGATGTAGTACAAATGGAGATACCTTATCTAAAAGATGAAGTAACAGCTATTATGCATTACTTGCATGATAATAAAGATAAAATTAAAAAGAAATGATTGTAAAACTATTTGACATACAGAATGGTAAAGTAATTCCCACAGAACATTGCTATACCTTGAAGGCACTTAAGATGGTTATGGATAACTATCCTGATAACTATATCAAGATATATCAGTACTTATTTTATATGACATGTCCTAATCCAGATCTTAATCCATTTTTCTATACACCGGATTTAGATAAGGAGTCTTTAATTCTGGAACAAATAGATGCAGATTTTTCTACTGAAGATGAAGATATATACATAGCATTACAGTTTTGCCAGAGAATGTATGAAACACCTACATCCAGAGCATACAAAGGTATTGCATCCATGTTAGATAGATTAGGTAGATATATGGAAACTACACCTATCACACACGGGCGGGATGGTAATATTACAGCTTTAGTAAATGCTGCTAAGAACTATGAGGCAATTAGAGCATCATTTAAAGGTGCATATAAAGATCTACAGGAAGAACAATCTAGTAGAGTAAGAGGTGGTATTGGAATGGCATATGATCAGTAATGGAGATATTTGAAAACATACCAACTTATGATAATGGAACTTGGACTGTTACAGACTTTTCTTCAAGAGAAGACTTTGCTACATTTATAAGAGACATTTTTAAAGAACCTGGTAAATATAATTTTGATGAAACTAGCTTATTATTTAATTCTGAATCAAGAACCTTTAGAGGAAATGGATATTACTGCGACTCTCCATTTAAGTCCAAAGACTTCATCAATTACTGGGATGAACAAAAGCTTAGATGTAGAAGAGGAGTTATTTACAAGTCAGGAGAAAACACTTGGTATCTTACAAGAGATTACTATATGTGGCTCAATTTCTTACCAATATTTGATAAGGAACAACAAATCTTTGACTTTGCTAAAATCAGGGATGCCCAATATCACATGGCCCTCTATGAACTATTGGCAGAGCTCAACTATAAGCATGTAGCTATTCTTAAAAAAAGGCAGATAGCTTCTTCTTATTTTCACATGGCTAAGCTATTAAACCAGATTTGGTTTGAAGCTGGGGTTACTCTGAAGATAGGAGCAAGTCTTAAAGATTATATAAATGAGAAAGGCTCATGGAAGTTCTTAGATGAATATGCTGCTTTCTTAAATGAGCATACTGCATGGTATAGGCCAATGACTCCACATAAAGTAATGATGTGGCAACAGAAGATTGAAGTAAGAAAAGGAGATAGAAAAAATGAAGTTGGTCTTAAAGGTACAATGCAAGGCATGTCATTTGAGAAAGATCCAACAAATGGTGTAGGGGGTCCAGTTAAATACTTCTTTCATGAAGAAGCTGGGATTGCACCTAAGATGGACCATACATATGAGTACATGAGACCAGCAATGAGATCTGGTTTACTTACTACAGGAGTATTTATAGCTGCAGGATCTGTGGGTGATTTATCACAATGTCTTCCACTTAAGGACATGATCTTAAATCCTACATCTAAAGATATCTATGCAGTGGAAACAGATCTAATAGATGAGAAAGGAACAACAGGTCTCTCAGGTTTGTTTATTCCTGAGCAATGGTCTATGCCTCCACACATAGATGATTATGGTAATTCACTTGTAGAAGATGCATTAGAAGCATTGGACAAACAGTTTAAACAGTGGAAGGAAGAACTTGCCCCAGAAGATTATCAGTTAAGAATCTCTCAGCATCCTAGAAATATTAGAGAGGCATTTGCCCATAGAACAGTATCTGTATTCCCACCACATCTTCTTGCTGCACAGGAAAGAAGAATAGAAGAAAAAGAATATGCTTATGAGTTCTTAGATATTTCTGCAGATGCAGAAGGAAAAGCTATAGTTACAAAAAGTAACAAAAGACCTATCATGGAATTCCCAGTTAATAAGAAAACAGAAGATAAAACTGGATGTCTAGTTGTTTGGGAAAGACCTATTGCAGATCCACAATTTGGACAGTATTATGCATCTATTGACCCTGTTGGTGAAGGAAAGACAACTACCTCAGAATCACTATGTTCCATATATATAATGAAAGCTCCAGTACAAGTAGCAAGACATACAGGTACTGAGATAGAGACATATATAGAACAAGATAAAATAGTAGCAGCTTGGTGTGGTAGATATGATGATATTAATCAAACACATAAACAATTAGAACTTATAATAGAGTGGTATAATGCTTGGGCACTAGTAGAAAATAATATCTCATTGTTTATACAGTACATGATCCAAAGAAGAAAGCAAAGGTATTTAGTTCCAAAAAGTCAGATTATGTTTCTAAAAGACTTAGGTTCTAACAACAATGTGTTTCAAGAATATGGATGGAAAAATACCGGTACATTATTTAAAGCACACTTACTAAGCTATGCTATAGAATATACTAAAGAAGAATTAGATCAAGAAGTAAAACCAGATGGTACTGTAGTAAAAACAGTTTATGGTATAGAAAGAATTCCTGATCCAATGTTAATCAAAGAGATGAGAGAATACTCAGAAGGTGTAAACGTGGATAGACTGGTTTCTTTTGCAGCATTGGTTGGGTTCATGAAAATACAACAATCTAACAGAGGTTATTTAAGAAGAGCAATAATGGATGATGCTGCTAAAAACTTGCAAAAGTCAGAAAATTTGTTTAAATTAAATAAGAGTCCGTTTAAACATATGGGGAATAAAATGATGAACAGTAGTGGAGGGTTTAAAAGATCTGCATTTAAAAATATTAAATAATAGGTTATGCAAGTATATAACGCATTACAACTTAAGAAAGGAGCTAAAACAGAACAGAATAGATTAGGTAGTATTACCCAACCA